CACAGCCTATACCTGATGCTCCTGGCAGGGCTTCAACCATGAGTAAAACAGGTGGCAGATTATGGCCACGGTGTCCCTTTCATAGAGAGGTAATAAAGCAGGGTTGTAACTTATATGAATAGGAAAAATGGCAATGACATAATGGAATGGCGTCTTGCAGAAGAGTGGAGAAGAACACAACGGAAAAAGACTAAGTTATTGATTGAAAATCATTAACTGATGGGCGGCATCTGACAAAAAAAGACCGAATACGATTATAACCTTTATCTATCAGTGACTTAATCGCCATTGTGGCGATAAGCTGGCTCATGAATGTTCCATGAGCCAATTGGTGATACTAGCGACATCATCACATGACGTTTCTTATTGTTTTTCTTTATTCAACGTTTTGTCTTTGTCTCGTTCAAAAGCCGAGCTAACATTTTTGAGCATTCCGCTCATAACTTCAGACTGGAGATTTTTTAAAAAGTCCGATTCTCTTTTAAGATGTTTTCTATCTAACGAGTCTAATGGTGACTTTATTAGCTCATTTTGGACTGCTCTTATGAATTCAGTAGTGTTCTGAACTCCAGTTTTTTCTATTTCAGCTTTAAAAGATAATAATGAAAGTGAAAGAACTTTTTTATAGCCGTAATCTTCAATTATGTTTTTTCTTTTAACATATTGTGTGGCACAAAACCATGCTCCAACTAAAAACAATGGAGACACAACCAAACGTGATATAATAAATGCTGTTTCATCAATACCCGGCAAAATATCTTTTGATGGGCCAGTATTTATTAACCCAGGAAATACAGTAATTACGCAAATTAGGATTGCGCCGGAAAGAAAAGCAAACCCCATCAACGGCCAAATCCAAAGAAATTGTTTCGAGTGTTCATATTGCTCTTTAAAAAATTGTCCTAACGCAGCGGTGCTAGCTTTACCTAATACACTTTCAGCTTGAGTGAGTATAGTGTCAAGCTTCTGTTGCTTTTCAGATAATGTTTGGTCCAATGAAATAAACTTGTTACTTAAAACATTATAAGACGCATCTAACTTGACTATTTCAGCTTTGAAATTATCGCTAGCATTATTATAGGAGCTTATTTTTTTAGTAAAGTCCTCAACCTTCTCATAAGCAACATCTACAACTGAAATCTTTTCTTTATAAGCATCGTTGTTGATATTGAGCCTCGATATCAATTTCCTCTGTCTTTCCTCAAGCTCTTCAAGCTTATTTGTTAGAAGAGTTGCCTTATCGATATCACCTTTTAGCTTTTCATAGGTTGCTGAAACCTCGTAATAAATCTCTTTGATTCGAATGTTTATCGCTTCAATTTCCTTATCTTCTCCACGTTTTTCGATTTTATTATTAAGTATTTTAACAGCATATATTAACTCATTTTCCAGAGTTTCAAACGCTTGAGCCAATTCTTGAATTGCATAAATACTATTAGTTGTTTTTGTATTATTGAACCTCCGTAACGTTCTCATGAACGAATTCAGTGTGAAACTTAACCTATCGAGCGAGTTCTTTCCATCAACAAAAATTAAATCATGTTTCCTCTCCAAAAAAGACAATAAATCATAAATTTCACTTGCAAAGCCTTTGATGCTCTCAAATAAATTTTTAGATTCAATATCATCATAAGAAATAGAATTAAAATGATTGAAAACCTCATTAACTTCTTCACGAACATCCGATAACCTTATAATTCCTCTTTCCATCTCAACCTCTTATTATAATCATACTATATTGTTTTAGAATCATAAGCTTATAACTTTCAGTTTTTATGCCATTCTTGGAAATTTGTGGGAAATTTATGGTTGAATCCGTCGACATGGCAACTAAGCTTGTGGTAATCGTGGTTAGTTTTTATCTCAAAATGATAACGAGATCTATCGATATATCCTGTCACTGAGACATATAATGTTGCCACTGTCTTCACATGCAACAAATGATATGCATCTCGCAAGTAGGACACCTCGTATTCCTTCTCATTCAAAGCAGGACTCCAGTCATAATCAACTTCTATTTCTTTCAAAAAACCAAGTTTGCGAAGCAAGAAATTGGGATGAGGAATACTCTTAGTCACTGTCAATGACTTAATGATAGCTGCAGTCGAACTCGGGTTGTAGAATGCCAGTTTTATAACAAAATTATCATCAAATTGTTTACACTCAATAAAATTAAGATTAGTTGCACTCAACCTTAAATTATTAGAGTTCAATAAATAACTTTTACGCTGCAACTTACTATTTTTAAGGTGAATTACAATCATAAATAAAGATATTGATGTATTTATAATCAATAGCACATCTTTGACATCATCCATGGACACATTATCACCTTATTTTTATAAACTTAATTTCACCACGCTCACTAAAAACGTTATTTTGAAATCGCTAATTTATAAATTATTAGTCATAGTTAACACCACTTTTCCTGCAATTTTCACCTCATCAGCGCCACAAGTGAAGTTAGTTCCTTTACTCATCACACTAATCTTACGTCCTGGCAAAAGGGTAATATCATAGACGTCGTATTTATTATCGATACTGAGCAACCAACGACCATTACTGATTTCGAAGATAGTCGTGTCAACGATCCATGCCCCTGTGTTACTTGAAATAAAAACCGGCTCGTTAAGAACGTATGGGATAAAGCTTAAATCGACCGCCCAGCTTCCAGCATCATGTAGCCCGCCTGTAATTAGGTTCTTACGTGGGACCGACATGGCTGTGCTTTCTTTTGCGCTTTTGCCTTCATGCGAACCCTTCCCCGTAGCCAGCCACAACAGAGACACGCCGGTATCAATCGCACACGTCACAACTACATCGCCGGGAAAGTAGTTTCGCCGCACCCACGTACTGACCGTGCCGGATGAAATTCCCAACAGTTCACAAAGTTGTTTTTGCCGAGTGAAACCATAGGCGTCCATGATGCGACGCAAAACTGGTTTGCCTCCGTTTGAAGTGATTTCGGTGTATAGGGCTTCACCACTAAAGGAATTCGGCAAAGCATTTATATTTGCATTTGCAAGATTTCCCGTTGTCAGCCAATGGAGATCACTACCCGTATCTAATGCGCATTTCATGAAAGCGCTTCCAGGTACGCTGTCACGCTGCACCCAGTTACTTACATTCGCAGCAGGCACACCAAGGCATTCAGCCAAAGCCTTTTGAGTCGCAACGCCATATGCACACGACAGACGCTCAACGATTTCTAATGCCGTCCCTTTGCTAAAATCCATACACCACCAAATAAATAAACATTTGTTGTTTATTAAACGTCATTTGTTGATCTAGGATGTAGCACACCACATGAAACACCGTAGAACAAAACAATTCAAAGGGGATACTGCGTTATGCATACTGAAAATGCAAACAGCCAGAACGCATTTGACTTAGTCCAATCTCAAGATTTTATTGCCAATGTCGCAGCGATTTTGATGCCAGCCATCAGCGAAGCGGTAAACGACGCCGTAAACAAAGCCGTCACGCTCGCTACATCCCCAACAATGTCCAAACAGGACTTTGCTGCAGCCAACCGCATTAGCCTGTCAGTGCTGGAGAAATGGATTGCTAACGGGGTTGTGCTGCTCGCCCCTACCCCATCTTTCACCTATACGCAGAACCGCACTAATCGTAAGACCGGCGAAGTGGTAGAGACCACCATGACGAAACATGGCAATCCGCTTATCAATGTTGCTGCATGGCGTGAAAAGAACCGCCAGCAGGCAATCAAATGTCGCTACATTAAACCCTAACTTGATTTTGCAAGTTAAGAAGGATCTGAGCATGTTTGATTTCAAGGTTTCTAACCATACCCACTACGACGATGCCTGTCGCAAATTCGCGTTAGGTCACAATATGGAAGACATTGCGAAGCAGTGCGGCATTCGTGCACAAACACTGCGTAATAAGCTGAATCCAGACCAACCACATTAGCTTACCGTCTTAGCGGTTTTAGTCCTTACCGATGTCACTGAGGATGCAACGTTAGTTGATGGCCTGCTGGCGCAAATCCATTGCCTCCCCTGTGTGCCGGTAAACGAAGTCGCTGATGAAAAATTTCTCCTGTATGTCATGAAAGCTACTGCAGAAGTGGGCCAGTTAGCAGCAGGCGCAACCTCTACAGAACCTATGACAGCCAACTCTAAACGTGGGCTGCTGCAAAATGTTAATAGCGGTATTCGCTGCTTAACGCTGGCCGCAATGGCGGTACAGGCGCGTATTCAGGCTAACCCGGCCTTGTCCTCAACTGTCGATGCTATCAGCGGCATCGGTGCATCATTTGGTATGAGTTGAGGGGTAATCATGATCTCATTGGCAGCAAGGCTTAAACGCCAAAGCCCATCTATGTCTTACGGACACGGTTGGATCATGGGAGAAAACGGTAAGCGCTGGAACCCTGCAACCCCGTCGTCTTCAGAAGTAAAAGCACAGGTATTACCTAAGAGAGGCAAATCATGGCTATCGAAGGCTATTCCATGCTGGTCGAACTGACAGCCGGTCAACGCGTTTCCGCGCTGAATCATGTTGCTCTGCTTCGGGCTCAACTGATGGGCGGTAATTGCGAAAAAGATATAACCCGTTTTATTGCTGAAATGCGCGATGTGACTGACAGCAGTTATCAGGATAACAAACGAGCATTAAGCGCTATCTTTTTCCTGGCGAATATCGGCAAAGACCGGCACTCAGCCGATTTTAATGAACTCACTAATGAAGAAAGAAACGCACTGATTCGCGCAATGAACCATCTGAAAGCCGTTGTAAGTTTGTTTCCCAAACGAATGACTCTTTTAAGCTAAATAACCCAAAGCAATTAATTGGCGTAAACCCGCCGGGATTCGCTTTGCCTGAAAAAAGGAAAATCTCATGCTGAATAAATCATCTGGCACCAGTAAACCTGCTTCATATATTGAACTCGATATGATGCTTAATGATGCACGTAAGGAAGAGCGTCTTGCTCGTGCAGAACTTATGGCCTCACGCCTCAATGTATTGGCATGGAAAATCCGTAGTGATGGAATGACACACATCGAAGCAGCCGAGCTGCTTAATCAGGAAGCGGAAAAAATCCAGGCACAGATTGAGGAGGCGCACTAATGGTTGACTCAATGGACATCGTGCAGCAGCGCACCGACGAAATGCTGGCTCGCAACATCGCCAATATCGTCAATCGCGCGCCTGGTATAAGCGCCTCATTTTGTGAAGACTGTGATGCCCCAATTCCTGAAAAGCGCCGCCGCGCGTATCTGGGTGTAACTCGCTATGTTTCCTGCCAGGAAATTGAAGAACATCGCAATAAACACCGGCAGGGTAATGCCTGATGCATGAGGAATTTGCTTTTCCGTTGAATGCTCCACGGGAAGCCATCGCCAGCCCGTACCCCACCTATGAGGAAATGCAAAGCCGCAGTCAGACGATTGCGGTTTTAGTGCGTGCGCAGGAGCTACTTGAAAAGCAACCGACGCTGATACAGCTCGACGTTAAACGCCGCGTGAGTGATCTGGAAAAGACACAGGGAACAGCCCGCGCCAATGCGTACTTAACCAAAACATTTGTTGAGCGCACATTGCCACGCGTTGAAACCGTTATCTGTTCCATAGACGGCGCAAAAATGCCACCACATTAAAACGCTTTAATGCCCTCGCAAGAAAAAGAGGCATACATCTGCCTGATTAATAAAACGGCAGTCGGACTAATCTGAGCCGCCTTATTCTTTACGATTTAAAGCCACCATGATACTGTTTATACATACAGTATATTTTGACTAGAAGGAGTTAATCATTTGATGAACATAGATAATCTAAGTGAAACGGTTGCACGCATTCAGTTCATTGCCGACGTATCATTGATCGCACACTGCAAAGAAGATGAATTAAAAATGGCACTGTCGATGATCAGCGATATGGCTGGCACAATCGATACATCTGTTTTCGAAGCCGCAATATACTGCCAGGCAGAATGATTAAGACCTCCTTCCCTACCCTTCACTAGCCACCTTTCAGGTGGCTTTTTGCTTCTGCATCAAAGTGCATATGCTTGCATGAATCCGCATGATCCAAATTGGATCGCTAAGCATGTGTGAGGCCAGTGCTGACGAGTTTAAGGGGGGACATGCACATGCATGAAAAGCGATGCATAAAGCGGGCAGGCGTGGCGGGGATAGCATTGCGCGCGGTATGTCACAAACACATTCTAAAGTAAGAGTCTTACAGCTTGACTTTACATGCCTAGCACCCTGTTGTACGTTAAGTCATCAAAAAAATTAGGATCGCTCATGAAATGAAAGGAAATTCTTTAGGTGATATAAGAGCAGAGTCGGATACCAACATGCTCGAAAAAGCTTTTTGGGAAACCGCTGATTATAAATCCATATTAGAATCGAGTGATCGCTGCATTGTTGTAGGAAGACGTGGAACAGGAAAAAGCGCCTTAGTTCATATGCTTTCAAAAAAGTGGAAAACAAAACCTAAAACAGTAGTGATTACTATTGCTCCCGAAGAAGAGCAAATAATTGGATTAAGAGACGTTTTTTCCATATTTGGAACTAATTACTCTCAAATTAAGGCCGGTATAAAGCTTTCTTGGCGTTACGCTCTTTACATGGAAGTAATTACTGAAATAGCCAATCATTATAAATTGAAAAACGACCTAGATGTATTATCAATACAATCTCATATTCAAAGCTGGGGTCCGCGCAGACAAGCGATTGCCACAAAAATTAGAAAAAAACTCAACACAGTTATAGATAAAGACAAAAGTCCCGCATCCTTGATTGCAGATCTATCTGACATTTTTGAATTTGATCTACTTGAAGAGGTTATTTTAGAGTCTCTTGATAAATCAGATTATCAAATGATTATTCTCGCTGATCGCTTAGATGAAGGTTATAGTCCTGATGATCTAGGTGTTGCAATAGTTGATGGCTTTGCGCAAACAGTTATTGACCTAAAAGCTAGAACCAAAGAAAGAATAATTTCATATGCATTTATAAGAGACAACATTTATCGTTCCATATCAAAAATGGATCCTGATTTTACCCGAAATATAGAGGGGCAAACATTAAGACTCCACTGGGATGAATACAATCTTTTTAATGTGGTTTGTAATCGACTTAGAGTTGCCTTTAATGTTCAAAAAGAAAATAACCTAAAAACATGGAATCAGTTTGCTGCAAGAGAGTTAAAAGGTATGGAGGGATTTAGAACCGCATTGAAGTTAACATTATATCGACCACGAGATATTCTAGTGCTCCTAAATGATGCTTTTTTGCGCGCGGGCTCAAATGATCGGGATACTATCATACTGGATGATATAGACTCTACTGCTAAGTCAATCTCAATAAACCGCCTAAACGACTTGCACAAAGAATATGATACAATTTTTCCAGCACTTGAAGAATTCACAAGGAAGTTCAATGGCCACGATCCTGAAATGTCATTGGGAAGTGCTTCTGCTGTCTTAAAAGAAGTTTTGGACAATGACGATTTGCCCAGAGATAAACTTCAAGATATTTTGCTTTTCGATGGTCCTAAACAAGTCATCCAAAGATTATACAGTGTCGGTTTCATAGGCTTATATAATGATCAAACTTCATCATTCGTTTTTTGTCATGATGGAAAGGACCCTGATCGAGATTTCAAGCATGAAAGTCGTATACTCATTCATCCTTGTTACTGGTTAGCACTCGGCCTTTCTCGAAGCGAAATTAAGCTAAGTGAAGCTGAAGACATTCATGATGAATATGATATTGAAGTTAGCTCAACATCAACCGAGCAGCGAAAACAAAAGATAGGAGCTCTGCTTAGCGAATTAAATGCAATCGATTCTGGTTTGGCAGGTGCTCACGACTTTGAATCATGGTGTCTCAAAACATTAAGGATACTTTTCGCCGGCGACCTGCATAATATCGAATTACATAGCAATAAGAACGGCATACAACAAAGAGATATTATAGCAACTAATTCTGGCGAACGTTCAGTATGGAAAAGAATCATTGAAGATTATCAATCAAGAATGGTTATCTTTGAAATAAAGAACTATGCTGAACTTCGCCAAACTGACTACCGCCAAGTTAACAGTTACCTTAGTAATGAGTATGGAAAAATTGCTTTTATCATTACCAGGGATCATAAAAATGAACTTGATAAGCATAAGGAACTGGCTTGGGCTCAAGAAATCTATCACACTCAAAAGAAATTAATAATAAAACTTTCCTACAAGTTTATTGAAAAGCATCTATCTAAAGCAAGGAGCCCGCAAAAACATGATGCCATCAATAATGAAATAAATAAGCTCCTTGACACATATATAAGACAGTACTTGCAAATAAAAAGCAGATAGAATTTTGCGGCTCAAAGCGAGCCGCAATTTTTAACCCACTAAAACATAATCATTAAAGGCAATCACCTCATCGCCAAGCCAACTATTAAGTTCTTTCATTCTTTCCTGCAGTGGAATTAATTCGTTGCGTACGAATACTTGCGACGCTTTCACTGCATCCCCAAACCCGCCGGAGTTATCCGGGATAATCCCCATCATCTGCGGCGGCACGCGGTGTGCGCTTAGCAGGTCGTCGCGGCTGGCTTTCTTTATGTTAAAGAAATCGTCTTTCGTCGCCACTTCACTGAGCGGCAGGATCTTAATGCCGTCCGGCTTACCGTTAGGCGCGTACATAAACAGGTTGCGGAAGTTGCCGATCCCTTTCGTGTCGCGCATCGCCTGGCGCATCCGGTCAACGTCGCTGCTGCTCTGCGCCGCGTCGGTCATATACAGGATGTAACCGGCGTGCGCGCCGTTCTGATAATACTTGCGGCGGAAAAGCGTTGCCGCCTCATTCAGCCAGGCGGAGTTAAGCGCGCTGAGGTATTCCGGCAGGCCATAAAGCTCCTGATTAATGTCCGGCTCCAGCAGGTGAAACACGCTGCCGGCCGAAAATTCGTGCGGCTCTTTCCAGTCATTCACAAACCAGTAAACGCCATCTTCAACGCCTCTGCGTGTGAATTTGGCCGGGGTGGTTTCAAGGCGCAGTGGCCTGCCAAGGCCGTTGCGGCGCAGCTCGGCAAAGGCGTTGCCGAAGACCAGATAATCCAGTGCAAACTTGCTGAACTCCTGCTGACTCATCATCGGATGAGGAATAAACGTTGAGGCCAGAATGTTGCGCTTCACGTAAATCGGCGAGCTGTGATGCACAGCCGAGCGCAGGCTCTTAGCCAGCCCGCTAAAGCTGACCGGCGGCTCAAACCAGCGCCCGTTACCGATGCACTCGGCGTAATCCAGAATGTCGCGCTTATCCATGACCGGCGTCGGGTCGCCAAAGGTAAACGCCTCGGCGTGCTGCTGCGGTGCGGTTGCCTGTATAGGCTGCGCGGTGGTGGTCTGAGCCTTGCGGCCTCTGCGTTTGCTCATCAGTAAAATTCCAGAATTGAGGGATTAGCGCCGCCGCTGGCTGCGGTAAGCGGTTCGTTTAGCAGTGCGTGCATGATTGCCCAGGCGACGTCAGCATGGCTGTCCGGCTGCACACCCGCCCGGCCTTCGCCAGCGCCAGAGATTATCTGGATTGGATGTCCGCGCGTGACAAGCTGCCCGCTGCCGGGAAACAGCCTTAAAACGGCGGGCGATCTGGCGGCGGATAATCGCCTGTTAGAGGCTGCGCTCGCTGCGTGCGGGCTGCAGGTCGAAATCATCAAAGACTGCCAGGAACAACACGATGCTGAAACCACAACTGCTGCGCCAGGCGCTGACCGACAGCGTGCCTGAGCTGCAGCGAAACCCTGACGCGCTGAACGTGTTTATCGACAGCGGGCGCATCGTCTCGACGCTTGCCAGCTCGCTGTCTTTTGAATACCAGTACCGGCTTAACATGGTCATTACCGATTACGTCGGTAACATCGACCTGCTGATCGTGCCGCTGCTGGCATGGCTTCGGACGAATGAACCCGACATTATGGCAAGCGAGGATAAGCGCCGGACGGGCTTTACATTTCAGGCGGACGTGATCAGCGACACCGCCAGCGATATCAGCATTGAGCTGCAGCTGAGCGAGCGCGTGATCGTGAAGCAGGCCGATGACGGGCTGCACGTGACCCACGTCGGTGAGAAACCGCTGCCGGAGAATGACGCGCGGCCGGTGCAGCTTTACGTTAAAGGCGAGCTGGTCAGCGAGTTGCAGACATGAACGGGCTGCAGCTGGTAAATGACCGTCTGGAGGCGTTTATCAGCAGCCTGTCAGCCCCGGCGCGTAAAGAAATGGCGCGCAGTATTGGCCGCAAGCTGCGCGCGAGTCAGCAGCAGAATATTAAGTGCCAGCAGGCACCTGACGGCACGCCGTTTAAGCCCCGCAAAGCGCAGCCGGTGCGCAGCAAAAAGGGCCGGATAAAGCGCGAGATGTTTGCAAAGCTGCGCACCGCTAAGTATATGAAGACACAGGCCAGCCCGAATGAGGCCGTAATTGAGTTTGCGGGCAACGTGCAGCGCATGGCCCGCGTGCATCATTACGGGCTGCGCGACCGCCCGGCGCGGCGCGGAAAAGAAGTGGCTTATGACGAGCGCCCGCTGCTGGGCTTCAGCGACGATGACCCACAGATAATTGAGGAGCTAATTATTTCCCGACTAAAATAATTTATAATTCTTAATAACAGGATTGAAAGCATAAAAGAATGCACTAAAAATAAGAAGCATTGCCTTAATATTAGGTGTGATCTTTCTAATTTTAGGCGTGATTAACTCTACTCTTGATAATATCCTTGAAGGCTCGTGATTTAGTAATTATCATGAGCCTTCTTTTCGATTTTTTTAATCGGAGTTATTGGCAGCACAATGTGCCGTCATTATTTGATCGGTTAACAAACTCATAATATTTTCATCTTTCTTGTTGATATTATCTGCAAGGAATTTTGTTACTTCCTCTTTGCTACCATTTTTAGCTGATAAGGCTTGAGAGAGATAAACTCCCATTAAATGGACTGGCCCATTAAATCTGTTTGATGTGAACTCTGCTATAATTCCACAAATCCTATTAATAATAAAATCTTTGTTTTTTTTTCAATGCTTCATCAAGTTTGCTTACCGTGTCGATTTCAAAGTAAGACAGCTGTTTTAATGCAGCTCGAACATAATCAGATTTTTTGACGTAAAATTCATCATCAATTTCATAAAAGGTATGACCAGTTTGGAGTAAAATTTCATCACTGATGACTTTGACTATTTCACTACTGTAAAGATACTCTTCGTAACTGATGCTATCAAGATAGATTGATAACTCAGCATTATCATCTAGGACTTGTTTTGATACTTGATCTTTATATTCAATGAGTGATTTTTTTATATTAATAAACTGTTCATCAGCGATTTCGAGTAAGCCAGCAAGGCGAGAAAATTGCCTGCGGATATGATGAGGAACTTCAATTGAAGTTTTATAGCCGGTGTCATGTTCTATTTCAGCCCAGGTATGCTGCAAAATAGATCTAATTTGTATTTCGGCTTTAAAGTTTTTATAGTGGGTGTTTTCTGCGAGATTGCTTCTCACATCCGATAATGAAACGATATAATGTAGTGATAAATAACCGAATCTATCTGGTGCCAATGACTTTCTTTTGTCAATTGAGTTTTCGATATCCACGAAAAACTCGGATTCAATTATCTTTGCAATTAAATCAACTTCATCTGAGTAATGAGTTATTATTCTTACGCCCACTACATCAGTTATATCATCAATCTTAAGGTATGTTCCTTTTCTTTCTATTTTTTTCTCAATGCTCTCCTTGTCTTTGACTCTTGAGTTGATTGAATGCGCTTTAATCCCATTATTTAAAAGCAAGCTATTAATCAATGATTCCAGCATTACTGAATATGATGTATAGCGACTGTAATTATTTTCAAAGTCTTTGATAATTGATCTCATTATTTAATTTCCGTATCAAGATACTATGCATAACTTTACTGTTTGCTCAGAGATAGTCAAACCTAGATCAATGGCGGTGACTGAAGGGTCATTGCATGATGTTTGACATGAACGAACAAATCTCCGAAATCCTACGCCTGCTGCGCAACCTGATCCGCATCGGCACCGTGTCAGAGGTAAACCTCAGTGACGGAAAGTGCCGCGTGGACACGGGAAAAAAAACAACCGGCTGGCTGCACTGGCTGAGCGCCCGCGCGGGTAAAACCCGCTCCTGGAATGCGCCGTCAGTCGGTGAGCAGGTTCTTATTCTGTGCCTCGGCGGCGAACTTGATACTGGCTTTGTGCTGCCGGGCATTTTCTCGGATGACAACCCGGCTCCGTCTGCCTCGGCCGATGCACTGCACTGGTCATTTCCTGACGGCGCGGTGATCGAGTACGAGCCGGAAACCGGCGCGCTGAACGCAACCGGCATACAGACCGCAACCATCAAGGCCGCGGTAAAAATCCTGTTCGACTCGCCCGAAGTGGAATGCACAACACTGCTCAAAACTGCGCAGTTGGAGGTCACTAAGGGCGGCACGATGAAAGGTGATGTGACGCATACCGGCGGCAACCTTTCCTCAAACGGCAAGGTGCTGCATTCGCATATCCATCCAGGCGACAGCGGCGGAAAAACGGGAGCGCCGGTATGACAACCGCAAAATATATTGGCATGAACCGGGAAACCGGCGACGCGCTGACCGACCTCGATCATATCCGGCAGTCGATTAGCGACATTTTTCTGACCCCTGTTGGCTCCAGGGCGATGCGCCGCCAGTATGGTTCGCTTTTATCCGCGCTGATTGACCAGCCGCAAAACGAGGCGCTGCGCCTGCAGATTATGTCGGCCTGCTATATGGCGATCCTGAAATGGGAGCCGCGCGTAAAGCTGACCGCCATCAGCTTTGAGTCGGATATCAACGGCGCAATGGTGGTTGAGCTGTCCGGCAACCGCACCGACAACGCGCAGCCTTTTTCCTTAACCGTTCCTGTGAGCTGAGACTATGGCAACTATCGACCTGAGCCAGCTGCCCGCGCCTGACGTGGTGGAGTCGCTGGACTATGAAACCCTGCTGGCCGAGCGAAAGGCGACGCTGATTTCCCTTTATCCTGCTGACCAGCAGGAGGCCGTCGCCCGCACGCTGACGCTGGAGTCAGAACCCATCGTTAAACTGCTGCAGGAAAATGCTTATCGTGAGCTGATCCTGCGCCAGCGCATCAACGAGGCGGCAAAGGCGGTAATGGTGGCGTATTCACTGGATGGCGACCTTGACCAGCTCGGCGTTAACAATGGCGTACCCCGCCTGACCATTACCCCGGCCGACGATACAACCATTCCGCCAACCCCAGCAGTGATGGAAAGTAACGATGATTTCCGGCTGCGCATCGCCTCCGCCTTTGAAGGGCTGAGCGTGGCCGGGCCGACCGGTGCTTATGAGTACCATGCCAGAAGCGCCGACGGCCGCGTAGCCGATGCATCGGCCATCAGCCCGTCGCCCGCCGTTGTTACCGTGACTGTGCTCGCGCGTGAAGGCAACGGCGTGGCCGGTGATGATCTGCTGTCCGTGGTTAACGCTGCGCTCAACGACGAAGACGTTCGTCCGGTTGCCGACCGGGTGAGCGTGCAGTCAGCAAAGATTGTGGAATACGAAATCGTGGCCGAGCTGTACCTCTATCCGGGGCCGGAAGCGGAGCCAATCCGCGCCGCCTCAGAGGCAAAGCTCGCCGCCTTTGTCAGCGCGCAGAAGCGCCTCGGCCGCGACATTCGCCTGTCTGCGCTGTATGCCGCTATGCACGTTGAGGGCGTGCAGCGCGTCAATCTGATTAAGCCTGCTGCAGATGTGGTACTTGATAAAACAAAGGCCGCTTACTGCACAGGCTACACGCTGACCGTGGGAGGCTCGGATGAGTGAGCGCCTGCTGCCGACCGGCTCGACACCCCTTGAGATTGCTGCCGCCGAAGCGCTGGCAAGTCCAGGCGCGATGAGCGTGCCGCTGCGCCAGTTATGGAATCCGTACACTTGCCCGGTGGAGCTTCTGCCCTATCTGGCGTGGGCGTGGTCAGTTGACCGCTGGGATTCAGCCTGGCCTGAATCGACAAAGCGTGCCGTGGTTGCCGCCTCGCAGTACGTGCACCGGCACAAGGGCACGATAGGCGCTATCCGGCGCGTCGTTGAGCCGCTGGGCTATCTCATCAAAATAATCGAGTGGTGGAAAACCGGTGAAGCGCCTGGCACGTTCCGGCTGGACGTGGGCGTACTGGATACCGGCATTACCGAGGAGATGTATAACGAGCTGGAGCGCCTGATAGCTGACGCCAAGCCCTGCAGCCGTCACATTATTGGCCTGTCCATTAATCTCGATGCTAACGGCACTCTGCCGGTCGCCGTTGCCAGCTACAGCGGCGACGAGCTGACTGTTTACCCTTATACCCCTGAGCTTATCAGCGTCGGCGGGCCGGTCTATTCTGGCGCGGCGGTGCATCTTATTGACCTGACGGAAGTGAGCGCATGACGACAAAATATTTTGCCCTGCTGACCAATCAGGGCGCGGCTAAGCTGGCGAACGCCGCCGCACTCGGCACGAAAGTGAACATCGCCTCTATGGGTGTCGGCGATGGTGGCGGCACGCTCCCGACGCCTGATGCGGCACAGACAAAGCTCATCGGCGAGAAGCGTCGCGCGCAGCTTAATTCCCTGACCGTTGACGCGGCAAACAGCAGCCAGATTATCGCCGAGCAGATTATCCCGGAAAGCGAGGGCGGTTTCTGGATCCGCGAAATCGGCCTGTATGACGCCGACGGCGTGCTGATTGCCGTTGCTAACTGCCCGGAAACCTATAAGCCGCAGCTGGCTGAAGGCAGCGGGCGGACGCAGACTGTGCGCATGATTTTAATCGTGAACAGCACAACGGCCGTCACGCTGAAAATTGATCCGTCAGTAGTGCTGGCGACGCGCAAGTATGTTGATGACGCTGTGATCGAGGTAAAGGCATACGCTGACGGCGTAATGAAAAAGCATCTCGATGCTGATAACCCCCACAGCCAGTACCTGCAGATCGCAAATGCCCTGTCAGAAATTAAAGACGCCGGGCTGATTGCAGACCTTCTCAAAAACCTCGGTTTAGGCGAAGGCGCGCCCGTTATCGGTTCACCTTTCCCCTGGCCTCACGCAAAAATGCCTAATGAACTCTTTCCCTCAATGGCTGGCATGGTCTTTCTGAAAAGTAACGGGGCGAGTTTTAGCGGCACGCTATACCCGAAGCTGGCGCTGGCTTATCCGGGACTGAAGCTGAATGATTTGCGTGGCGAGTTTATTCGTGGCTGGGATGACGGGCGAGGCGTTGATAGCGGACGTGCAATTGGTAGCGCACAGGCGGCAACCGGATTTCGTACCGCTGCTGTGGATTACCCCGGTATAGATTCAACCAGCACGGGCGCAACAATCGGCACGGCGTTTAATCAGGCTGACACCATCAGCAAGCTACAGCCAGCCGATGCAAAAACGCCCAATAACAGCGTAATGGATCCTGTCCTGTCAGATAACATCATCCAGGGGACGCAGTTAAATGCAGCGCAGACTGATGGCGCAGTGTGGATCACTCTGCGCCCCCGAAACGTAGCACTGAATTACATTGTGAGGGCCGCATGATGGCTAAGGTAACGCTTGATAAAAATGGCCTGGCAAAATCGGCCGGCACACTGACTATTTATAACTTCGACGCGGTAAGCGGAGAGTTTACCGGGTCCAGTGATGAGTTTTTGGCGAAGGGAGTTGGACTGCCTGCATATGCCTGCCTTACCGCTCCGCCTGAATTGCTCGTGGGCATTGTGGCCGTGTATCAGGGCGGCAGCTGGCAGAGCGTGCCGGATCATCGCGGCGAAACGGTCTACCCGGTTTCCGGTGGCATGCCGGTAGTGATCACGACGCTGGGTGACTATCCCGCAGATACCACAACCCAAGTTCCGGCAACCGCGTTTGATAAGTGGGACGGTGAAAAATGGGTGACCGACATTGACGCGCAGCAGGCTGCAGTGGTGAGTGAGGCCGAAGCGGAAAAGGCATTACGGATTGCAGATGCTAATAGTGTGACGCAGGCATGGCAAACGCAACTCAGGCTTGAAATGATAAGCGATGCGGATAGGGTTTCGCTTACTGAATGGATGAAGTACGTGCAGGCCGTGCAGGCTGTTAAAACCAATACCCTAAATATCGAATGGCCTCAAAAGCCCGTTTAGGAAAAAGGGCGGTATGTCGCCCTTTTCTGAATTCTTTTTTAAAAGAAAGCCACTAATGACAAATACACGATAAACCCACCCAGAAGAGTAAATATATATAAAGCGTAAGCTCCAATTTTTTTTATTAAGAAGTAAGGGCGATTCTTTGTAAAAATATTTTCACTTATTATTTTATAGTCTGAATTAATTAAATTTATTGCGCTGTTTGCTTGCTGAAGATTGCTAGCGGTTAAAAACATGCTTGCCCGGAATTTATCAAAAAGTTCCTTGTTTCTCATTTCCATAACAACATTTGATGGCATTAGCCCCTTTATATATCTGAATGCATCATCGTTTTGCTCCAATAAATAATCAGTTAGGGAATGGTCCTCTAATAAATTTTTTATTCCAATCATAGGTATAGTGAATTTATTTATATCATCCAAGGTAACTATTCCATTAGATTTAAAATTTTCATTCGCAGATTTTATCGCGTCCGATGCTTTTTCCAGCAAAGGCGTTAACAACCCAACTTTGGCTCTTGACTCAGACAACCTAAAGGATATTAATCCCCACAAAAATAGTAAAAAAGGCACACTTGCGATAATTATTTCCTTTAGTTTTTTTTGTAGTGTTTCACTTTCTTTTGGGTTATCTGTTTTAATTTTATCTAAGTTTTGATTTAGAATTGCTAAATATATAGGATCAAGGGCTAAAGAAGTGGTAAATCCTAAGTAAGAGTTTTCATTGAAAAATAAATTCAAAGTGTCACTTTTTTCTATATTATATATATTATCGTGATTAATAGAGCATTTTAGGTTTGTGTTAATATTTTTATCTGTGTTGTTAACTATCCTCTCTAGAGGGCGCGTAATAACTTTACATGAAGAAGGGGGGGAGGTAGTGGTCACTATTTGATCAAGTCGATGAAAAGTAGTGCTCGGTGTACATCCTGTCAAAAATAAAGCGAATAGAACCCAGTTTTTCACTTATCCTCCAAATAAATTTGAGTTAAGGTTTTGAGATTGTTAACGAACCGTAACCAAATGGTAATTTACTAATCGGTTTTTTACTAGCTTTAACAAGTTGTTCTCTTAGCCTTCAGCAAACACCAATCACATGCATCCCCATGCCCCAGCGGGCAATCTGAGCACACCCTCAAAACGGAGTGCATCAGATGTCTGATTATCATCATGGTGTTCGCGTCGTCGAAGTTAACGACGGCACGCGCACCATTACAACCGTATCAACCGCAATCGTCGGCATGGTCTGCACCGCGCAGGATGCGGATGCGGCAACCTTCCCGCTCAATACGCCGGTACTTATCACCAACGTGCAGGCCGCTGTCGGCAAGGCCGGTAAAAAAGGCACGCTTGCGGCTGCGCTGCAGGCCATTGCTGACCAGTCAAAACCCGTTACCGTCGTCGTGCGCGTCGCTGAAGGAGCCGACGAAGCCGAAACCACGTCCAATATCATCGGCGGCACGGATGAAAACGGCCAATATACCGGCATGAAAGCGCTGCTCGCCGCGCAGACTCAGCTCGATGTGAAGCCGCGCATCCTCGGCGTGCCGGGACTGGATTCACTGCCAGTGGCAACCGCACTTGCCAGCATTGCGGAGCAGCTGCGCGCCTTTGCCTACGTTTCAGCGTGGGAATGTAAAACCATTTCCGAAGCCCGCCTGTACCGCCAGAACTTCAGCCAGCGCGAAATCATGGTTATCTGGCCTGATTTCGTTGCATGGAACACCGCGACCAGTAAATGCGATACCGCCTATGCCACTGCCCGTGCGCTGGGCCTGCGCGCCAGAATCGACAACGATACGGGCTGGCATAAAACCCTGTCTAACGTCGGCGTCAACGGCGTGACAGGTATTTCTGCGTCGGTGTTCTGGGATCTGCAGCAGACCGGCACCGACGCCGACCTGTTAAACGAGGCCGACGTCACCACGCTAATCCGTAAAGACGGTTTCCGCTTCTGGGGCAACCGTACCTGCAGCGATGACCCGCTGTTTCAGTTTGAGAACTACACCCGCACCGCGCAGGTGCTGGGCACAGATATTTATGACCAGATGGACAGCAGCCTGCGCACACTTACCCAGGACACAACGAAATTTCTGCTCAATATAGATAAATGGGTACAGGCAAACCCGGTTCTGTCAGCGGGCCTTGCTAAAGCGGCAATGGCAGGACTTATTTTTGTTGGCGCACTGGGTGCTATCGGGCTGGTAGCCTGGCCGGTGATTGCGGGCGTCAATACCCTGATTGCCGGGGCGGGCTTCCTCGGTACGGCATTCAGCATCGCGGGCGGAGCTATCACGGCCGCGCTCGGCGCTATCACGCTTCCGGTTGTGGCCGTCGCAGCGGCAATCGTGGCCGGGGCGCTACTGGTGCGGAAATATTGGGAGCCTATCAGCGCGCTTATTGCGGGAATGGCCGAAGGCTTTACCGCAGCGATGGGGCCGATCAGTGATTCCTTCGGTTCTCTGAAGCCGGCTTTTGAGTGGGTAGGTGGCAAGGTCAAAGAGCTGTGGGACTGGTTCGGCAAACTGCTGGAGCCGGTGAAATCCACGCAGACCGAACTTGCCGCCGCCGGAGACATGGGTAAGAAGTTCGGCAACATGCTGGCCGAGGCGCTGAAAATTCCGGGGCACGCACTCGATCAGCTGATGGGCGGCATTGATTGGGTGCTGGAAAAGCTCGGCATCATCGACACGAAATCCGATGGCCTGAAAGACAAGGTGCCGTCGCCTGATCCGGTGGCGACCGGCGGCGCGGGCGCCGATACCGGCGGGCTGCAATACAATATCGCCTACGGTGGCGCACCTTACCGCCCGGTTTCAGCCCCTTCAGCCGGGGGCGGATTCACCGACCGCAGCCAGAATACCTATCAGTATGAAATCAACATGCACGAGGGCATGACCAAAGACGACGCAATGGCGCTAATGGCGCAGCACCAGGCAAAAGAGCAGCGCAATCGTCAGGCGCAGAACCGCAGCAAAATGGGTTGGGAGGATTAACCGATGATGATGATTTACGGCATGATGCCATTTATGCGACAGACCCTGCCTTACGGGGATATGCAGCAGAATATCGACTACCGCTGGCCCACTAACAGCCGCTTCGGGCAGCGTCCGTCGGCGCAGTTTATCGGGCCGGGCGATGAAAAAATCACGCTATCCGGGGAGCTGCGCCCGGAAATCACAGGCGGCTCGGTGTCGCTGATGACCGTCCGCCTGATGGCCGACGAGGGGATGGCATGGCCGCTGATTGGCGGCAGTGGCATGATTTACGGCATGTACGTGATCGAGAGTATTTCTAACACCTTCAGCGAGTTCTACCCCAACGGAACGGCCAGCAAAATCATGTTTACCCTGAGCCTTAAGCGCGTGGATGAGTCGCTTACCTCTATGTTTGGCGATCTGAAGAAACAGGCTGACGGGCTTATCAGCGGCTCAAGCAATCTGCCAGGGCAGCTCACGCCAGCAATTGACGGCGTGAAGTCGGCGGCTGGTAGCCAGATTTCAACTGCAGGGGGGCTGCCCGGATGATCGGGATAAGCAGCCTGCCGGTGCAGGCCGGGGCGCAGCTGACGCCGGATTTCATGCTCAAGGTTAACTCCAAAGACGTCACAACCAATATCCGGGATCGCCTTATCTCGATGACGCTGACCGATAATCGCGGCTTTGAGGCTGACCAGCTGGATATTGAGCTGGACGACGCCGACGGGCAGCTGGCTATGCCGGTGCGCGGCGCAGTGATAACGCTGTTTCTCGGCTGGAAAGGCCAGACGCTTTTCGGGAAAGGTAATTTCACGGTGGATGAGGTAGAGCACCACGGCGCGCCGGACACCATGACCATTCGTGCCCGCAGTGCTGATTTCCGTGGCTCGCTCAATTCCCGCCGGGAGGTGTCCTATCACGACACAACCCTGGGGGAAGTCGTGACGCAGATAGCCGCGCGCAATAACTTAAAGCCCATGCTGGCCGTTGGCTTCGCCGGAATTGCCGTGGCTCATATCGACCAGACCCAGGAGACTGACGCTAAATTCCTGACGCGACTCGCTACACTTTACGGCGCGGTTGCGGCAGTAAAGGCCGGGCGGCTTCTGTTTATTAAGCCCGGTAACGGCGTCACTGCCAGCGGCAAGCCGATTCCGCAGATGACTATCACGCGGCAGGATGGCGACCGGCACAGCTTCAGCATTGCCGACCGTGGCGCATACACCGGCGTCTCTGCGAACTGGCTGCATACCAAAGACCCGAAGCCGAAAAAGGTGAAGGTGAAGCGCAAGCCAAAGGTAAAGCATCTGCGCGCGCTGGAGCACCCGGCGGCTAAAAAGAAAAAGACGACCACGACCAAAACGCCGGAGGCCCGTGAAGGTGATTATCTGGCTGGCACGGAAGACAACATATTCACGCTGACGACTGTGTATGCGACGAAAGCGGCCGCGATGCGGGCGGCTAAAGCAAAGTGGGATAAGCTGCAGCGCGGCGTCGCTGAATTCTCGCTTACGCTCGCGATGGGGCGTGCCGACCTGTACCCGGAGACACCGGTCAGGGTGAGCGGCTTTAAATCCGTGATCGATGCGCAGCCGTGGATTATCAGTAAGGTGACGCATAGCCTGAGCGGTAGCGGGTATACAACCACGCTTGAGTTTGAAGTGCTGCTTTCAG